ATCGAGACCGAGGAGTCCATCGACGTCGACGGCATGAAGATGCGCGTCCGCTTCGACTTCGCCGCGGCCGCCGTCGAGTACCGCGGCCTGGTCTTCTCGGACGGCACCACCTAGCGGAAGAACCCCCAGCCCGGAACCCATCCGGAGGATGCAGAGATGGCAAAGCTCTTTCTGAAGCCCGGCAACGTGTTCACCTACACGGTCGCCGGAACGGCCATCACGGCCGGCGAGGGCCGTGTGGTGGGCGGGATGTTCGGCATCGCTCAGTCGGACGGGCTGGTCGGAGAGGAAGTCGAGATGATGCGGGTCGGGGTGCACCAGCTGCCGCTGGTCGCGGCCGCGACCCCGACGGTCGGAGATCCAGCCTTCTTCAACAATGCGACGGGCGAGGTCACCGACGTATCCGCCGGGGGGCTGTTCCCGATCGGGTCCATCGAAGCGTTCGATGCCACTGCCGACACGGTCGAAGTCCACCTCGACGGCATCCATACCGTCTCGGTCTAACCCAGGCGGCCGCCCGGCATGGCCTGGGACGACGCGGTCCAGAACCTTCAGGGGAGCGCCTCGAGGATCTTCGGGCGCGAGCAAACGTACGAGCCGGACGGCCTGCCGAGCCTGACCCTGCACGGCATCTTCCGGGACCAGAGCGTCCGGATTGACCCGGAAACCGGCGCCGGACAGCTGGTCCCGGCGCCCGCGATCGAGGTCCGCCGGGCCGATCTGCCCCGCGATCCCATCGGCCAGGATGAAACCGGGGTGCGGGACGTCGTGGTCGTCGACGGAACCCGCTACGCTCTCACCACCTGGGAGGACGACGGCTTCGGCATGCTCACCCTCTCGCTGCGGCTGGAATCGTGAGCACCACGCGCAAGGCCATCCGGCAGGCTCTCCAGAGCCTCCTGGCGGCCGCCGGCACGAAGGCCGCCGGCCGGGTCTACAGCGGCCGCGCGGACCGCCTGCAGGACGTCCAACTGCCCGCCATCAACATCTGGACCCGCAGCGAGACCGGCGACTTCAAGGGCATCGAGTACCAGATGGAAGTGACGGCCTTCGTCGAGCTGCACATCCACACCACGGCCACCGGCGCCGCCTGGGACGATGAGGTGGACGACTTCGCCGAGGAGGTCAACGCGGCGCTTCTCAAAAACCCCACCCTGATCTCGCCGGCGCCGGCGCCCGACACCCTGCACGGGGACGGCGCCGCCGCGAGGGGCGAGTATCAGCGGACCGACATCGAGGTCGATGAGCAGGGCGAGCGACTCGAGGGCGCGGCCCGAATCACCTGGTCCTACTGGTACCACGTGAACGCCGAGGAAGAGATCCCGGCCGCCCTGAGCCCACCCTCCGAAATCCGCGTCGAGGTCGACCAGATCCCGCAGGACGGGGTGCTCGACATCGAGGACAACTTCTGAGGCCGGGTTTTTCCCGCGGAAGACCCCTGATAGAGTGACGCCATGAGCAAGACGAAGCTTTGGCCCAAGCCGGGGGTGCTGGTGAAGGACCCTCGAACGAGGATTCCCCTGCCGGCCAAGGGTGGCCTGGTCGACCTCGACGGGCCCAACCGGACGTACTGGATGCGCCGGCTGCGGGACGGGGACCTCCTCCGGGAGGCGCCCGCCGATGCTCCCGGAACGACGCGCCGGAGTTCTCGAGGGGGTTCCAGTTCGGGGGAGTAGGCCATGGTCTCTTTCAATCTCATCCCGAACGGGCTGCGCGAACCTTCGGTCCTGACCGAGGTCGACGGGAGCAAGGCCCAGCAGGGACCCTCGATCCAGCCCTACACCATCCTGGTCATCGGTCAGCGGACGGCCGCCGGGACCTGGTCGGACCTCAGCATCAACCAGGCGAGCAGCGCCGAGCAGGTCCGCCTGGGCGCCGGTGAAGGCTCGATGCTCGCGCTCATGGCGCAGAAGCTGTTCGACGTCAACCGAATCACCAAGGCGGTCTTCGTCCCGCAGGACGACGACGGCGGGGCCGTGGCGGCCACCAAAACCATCACGGTCACCGGCACGGCGACGGAAGCCGGCACGATCTTCCTCTACGTCAACGGCGTCCGGATCACGGTCCCGGTGGCCAGCGGCGACGTCCAGAACGACATCGCGGCGGCCATCGACGCCGCGGTCACGGCCGCGGACAACCTGCCATACACCAACGGCGTTGCCACCAACGTGGTCACCCTCACCGCCCGCAACGCCGGCGCCGCGGGAAACGACCTCGACGTCCGGACGAACCACAACGCCGGGGAGACCACGCCGGCGGGCGTCACCGTGGCGATCGCGGCCGGCGTCACCGGCACGACCGACCCGGACATCTCCCTGGTCTGGCCCGCGATCGGCGACACCTGGTACAACCTCATGGCGGTGGGCTACGACCCCGGGCAGGCCGCCACCCTCAACGCCCTCGACACCGAGCTCGCCGATCGATTCGGCCCGCTGCGAGCCATCGACTCCGTCGCCTTCCTCCATAAGCGACAGACCCACGCCAACCTGATCACCCTGGGAGATACCCGTAACGGACCCCACGTCTCCCTGATGCCGGCGCTGGGTCCGAGCGCGCCCTTCGAGTGGACCGCGCAGGAGGTCGGGCAGATCGCCCTTCGGGCCCAGCAGGATCCGGCGCGTCCCTACCGGCTGATGCCCCTGCCGACCATCGTCACCCCGGACGACAGTGAGCTGTTCGACTACCAGGAGCGCAACCTGCTGCTGCAGGACGGCATCTCGACGTTCGTGGTGGACGCCGGCGGGGTCGTGCGGCTGAGCCGGGTCATCACGACCTACCAGGAGAATGCCGCCGCCGCGCCGGACACCGCCTTCCTGCAGGTCGAGACCATGCTCTCGCTGAGCTACATTCGGTTCGACTTCAGGACCAGTCATGAGCTGAGGTTCCCGTCGGTCAAGCTGGTCACCGACGCATCCCGCCTGTCACCGGGTCAGTTCGTCATCAGCCCCGAGATCGGTGCCGGGTTTGCAATCAACCGAGCTCGACTCTGGGAGGAGCTGGGCATCATCGAAAACGCGGATCAGTTCAAGAGGGACCTCGTGGTGGAACGACCGAGCGCCGACCCCACGCGTCTCGACTACCTGCTGCCGCCGGACCTGGTCAACCAGCTCTTCATCACGGCCGCTCGAATCGAGTTTCGACTCTAGGAGATCGTCATGGCGGCTCGACGCGGCGGCATCATCAGCTTTGCCATCAACGGGGAAACCCAGCTGGCCAAGGGCAACTTCACCTACAACCTCGGCGCGCCCAAGCGCGAGGGCGTCGTGGGGATGGACCGCGTCCACGGCTACAAGGAAACTCCGCAGATTCCATTCATCGAGGGGGAAATCACCGACGCCGGCACGGTCGACCTGGCCGCCCTGACCAACCTCAAGGATGCGCTGGTCACCCTCCGGGTCGCGGTGGGAAAGCAGATCGTCCTGCGCGATGCGTGGTACGCCGCGGGCGGCAACGTCGGTACGGAGGAAGGTAACATCCAGGCCCGGTTCGAGGGCCTGAGTGCCGAGGAAATCACCCTGTAGGAAGCCATTCCTGGACGAGGAGACCCCCCCCATGGATCCGAAGTCGAAAGAGGATGTGCGCCGCGTCGTCACCATGGACGAGGTCGACTCGATCGACCCCGAGAAAGAGTTCCGTCTCAAGCTCAACGTCCCGTTCGACGGGAGCGCCGGCCTGATCAGCGAGCTGAGATTTCAGCCCATCACCGGAAAGAGCTGCTGGGATATGCCCATCGAGGGACTGTCCAAGATGAGCGAGGCCCTGGCGGCCGCCGCGGTCATGACCGGTCTCACCGACATCGATATGCAGAAGCTCAGGGCGATCGACGTCGCCAACGTCTGCCGGGTGGTCGGGGGTTTTATGCGGCCGTTCCAAGCGACTTCCTAGAGGTCGTCGAAACCCTCGCCTGGACGTACCGGTCTCCGGAGTGGGCGCTGGGCCTCTCTCTCCCTGACGCTAGAGTCTGGTGGCGGCTGCTCCGCCGTCGCGTGGAGCGGCAAAAGAGGGAGCTTCCAGCCCGATGGCGGTAGATTTTCCGTTCGCGGTCGTCTTCGTCGGCAAGGATCGCCTCAGCGGTCCCATGGGCCGCATCACCACGCGCATCCAGAGCCTGGGCAAGCTGACCACGAAGGTCGGCAAGCGGATGACCCTCGGGCTCACCTTGCCGATTGTGGCCCTCGGCGCCAGCACCCTGAAAACGGGCGTCGAGTTCGAGACCAGCCTCAACCGGGTGCGCGCGGTCGGGCAGGCCACCGAGGAACAGATGGCCGCGGTGCGGGCCGAGGTCCGCCGCCTGGGGGCCACGACGAAGTTCACGGGCAGCGAGGCGGCCGAGGCCTTCGTCTTCCTGTCGCAGGCCGGCTTCAAGACCGAGCAGTCGGTCGCGGCCGCCGGCGCCAGCCTCGACCTGGCGACCGCCGGGATGGAGGACCTGCGCCTCTCCACGGACATCATGACCGACGTCCTGAAGGGCTTCGGGAAGCAGGCGGAGGACAGCCGCACCATCGCGGACCTGCTCGCCGGCGGGATCCTCAACGCCACCACGGACATCGCCACGTTTGCCGAGGGCATCAAGCAGTTCGCTCCGGCGGTGCCCGGCCTCAACCAGCCCATGGGCGACCTGGTCACCCTCATGACGGCCCTCTCGGACGCGGGATTAAAGGGCGCCAAGGGTGGCAACATCCTCAAGAGGATGTTCGTCGAACTGCTGGACCCTTCGACCCAGGCCCTTAAGACTTTCCAGAAGCTCGAGATCAAGCCCGAGCAGCTCTTCACCGGCGTCGGGCAACTGCGCAGCCTCTTCGACATTCTCGTTCTGCTCGGTGAGCGGGGGGCGAGGACGGAGCAGCTGCTGGACATCTTCGGTAAGCGGACGTTCTTGGGGGCGCAGGCGCTGGTCGGGCTGGGTGGGGACGCGCTGAACAACCTGCGCATCGCTGTTACCGAGACCGGCCTTGCGGCCAAGGTTTCCGAGACCCAGATGCAGGGGGTCCCGGGTGCAGTCGCGCGGATGCGGGCCGCCTTCGAGAACCTGAAGCTGTCCCTCTTGGAGTCCGGGCTCCTCGACGGCTTCGAGAGGATGCTGGTTTCGCTACAACGGATCACCACGGACCTGGCCAGGACGAATCCTGAGTTCCTCCGCCTGGCCATCATCTGGGGAATTGGCGTGGCGGTCGCGGGCCCCCTGCTCGTCGCCACCGGTGGAATGCTGCAAGGGTTCGCCGGGCTCCTCGAGATCACCACGTTGCTGATTCCACCCATGGCCGCGCTCTTCGCCCTGATTGCAGCCAACCCGATCACCCTCGTGATCGCCGGCATCGTCGTGGGCCTCACCGCCATCGAGGTTCTCGCCGGCAAGCTCATCCGGCAGATCCCGATCCTCGGCAAAGTCTGGGGGTTCGTGTGGGACGGCATCGGGGCCGGATTCAAGTTCGTCTTCGATTTGATCGTCACCGGCATGGGCAAGCTGATCGGCCTCCTCCCAGAGTTCATCAAGTCGAAGCTGGGCATCGAGGGCTCCCTGTTCGAGCCGCTGGGCGAGCCGATCGGGCCCGCGCAGGGAGCGCCGCTCGGCGCCGCTCCCCTGCAGGACGTCCTCTC